TCTTGAGCCGACGCGACACGTTGGTAACCGTCAATCGCCGCAAAAATACCAACGGTTTGCCCGACGTTGCCAAGCATTGAGGCGCCCTGTGCTGTCAACCCCGCACGCAACGATGACATGCGAGTCAAACCCGCACTGTACGCCTTTTGTGCTTCTACGACATCAAACCAAGCCTTCGCGGACAGCATCGACCCAGAAGGAATCTTGGACAACAACTTTGTGGCCGCAACAGCAATGCCGATAGCCAGGATGCTGTCGCGGAACTGCCATGCCAGGCGGCCGGCCTCGGCGAGCACCTTCACGCCATCGGCGAGTATGCCCCCGAGGTCGTTCATCATGTCGATGACTTCGGGGTCGTCGAGCGCGTCGAGGAACTGCTGGGCCTGCACACTCATCTCGTCAAACAGCGGCTCACCAGCAGCAGCCAACTGTTGCTTCAACGTGTCCTGAATGTTCGACAGCACACCGGCATACGTTTGTGCCTGCCGCTCCATCATCCCGCCATAGCGGGCATTCATGCCCTCAAGCAAAGCAGGCACAGCCTCATCGGCTTTCACCAAACCAGCAGTAACAGCCTCCTGCACCTGCTCCACAGATGTGCCATACGCTTCAGCAAGAATCTGCCAACCAGCAATACCAGCCTCAGTGAGCTGCAACATCTCCTGAGACTGAACCTTGCCCTTAGTCCACATCTGACCCAAAGCAAGATTGATGCGCGCAATCGACTCAGAACCACGACCCAAAGCCGCCGCAGCATCACCCGCTGACTGAAGAACATCACGCGCCATCTCCGCGTTGAAACCCAACGCCAGCAACGTCTGCGAGTACCCAACAAGATCCTCGTACTGGAAAGGAGTTTCCTTCGCAAAGTCCTTGATCCACGACATCTGCTCTTCAGCCGCCGCCGCAGAACCCAACATCGTCTCAAACCCAATGGTGGACTGCTCAAGTTGGCCATTGAAGTTGACCATCGCATCAAACATGGCGCCAAGACCACGTAGCGAGCCATTAATGATCGCGTAAGCAGACCCATACAGCAGCACGTTCTTTGCTGCCATCCGGGCCGTGTGTTCAAGCCAGTTCTTCGACTCTTTACCCGCAGCGACAGTAAAAGCTTGACCTGCCTGCTGACCGGCACGAGTACCAACCTTGGTAGCCTGGGGTCCAATCTGCCTGACCGCTTCAGCACCGAACCCCTTCATCGAGGGAACCACACCGATGAAGGCGGTCATGATTTCACCGGCCACAGGTCACCTCTTATTCATGTTTTCCAAAGCCATATCGGCAAGTTGAATGTCAATGTCTGCAACCTGTTTGTCTTCAACATCAGGAAGCATCGGGTGTTTCGCACCCGTCCACGCTGTGTAAAGCGACGCCACAGCAAACGCCTCAACACTGATGGGGCGAACCCACCCCACAGTTTTGGCAAAGAAAAGGGAATCCGTGCGAGTCAAAAGAATCTTCAACAAACGCACAAGTTCGTCTTCGTTCTCCTTCGCCACCGCCAACAGGGAGGAACCGCCAAGAAGATGACGGAAATCCCATTCAACCTCGCCCCGATACTGAAGCAGTAACTGGACGAGGTTTAGCCTTCCCCCTCGGGGTTTTCAACCTCTTCACCTGAAGCTTGACGCCATTCCCGGAACAACTTGAACAAGAACTTGAACTCGGTTGCTTCGATCAAAGCAACGATCGCGCTTTGTGCCGGGTTCGTCCTGTCAGGCAAGTGTTCATTGAAGGTAGACACCAACGTCATCAGGTTCAAAGTGCCAATGGCTTCCTGACGTTCCGTGAGCGCCTTCTTGAGCGCGTGAGGGTCATTGCCTGACAGTGCCTCGTAGAACGACGGCAGAGGCGGCAAGGTGTCCAAGTGCTCAGTGAGCCTGTCCACATACTTGGTCTGATCAAACTTGGGAAGAACGTACTTCTTCCCATCCAACGGAGACAGAAACTCAAACCCACCAAGGGGAGTTGCCTCTACGGTCATTGTGGTTTTCCTTTCGTGCCTCGTGCCAATGAATGAAAAGAGGGGCGGTGAGGTGGGCACGACACCCCACCGCCCCAGCTTGTGTCAGCTCGCGTCAGCGAGCCACGAGGCCCACGACCAGAACAGGTCACCCTCGATGTCTTCGGACGGTTCAGCGGTGAAGCGGATTGGCCACTTCAGCAACTTATCCGAACCAGACATCGACTGGGAACCGTTGATCGCAGTTGCAGCGTTCGGGATGAGGTAACGCATCGTCTTGGGTGACGAGGCGCCATCGGCGAGGTCGATGACGTAGCACGCGTTCTCGGGGATTCCACCCGCGTACTTCATCAGGCCGTCTTCGTCCACGACGACACCCAGTGCTGACTCGAGCACTTCAGCGTTCGATTCCAAAGGAGTGAAGTCAAACGTGGGCAGCTCGTCCGATGCGGATTTGGTGACGTAGAACACTTGCTCGTCAAAGAACTCACGCTCAACGGTGCGGGTGGGGGCACCCTGGAGAGTGATGGTGAACCCAGCAGACAAAGACATGGCTCCCATGTCCTTGAAAGCGCTGGGCAGAGCCGATACGCCAGTGATGCCAGACACATTAGTGCCAAGCGGCGCCTTGTAGATTTTCGCTCGCACAGGAGCGAAAGCCATGGAATTGTCGGACACGACGGTATTCCCTTTCAGTAGTGGTTTCGCTCACCTGAGCACAGGTGGACGCACAATGCACACCCAAGGTGTGACTAGGACAGGTCTTCAAGACCTTTCAGATACGCAGTGATCGCGAAGTAACGTTGAAACGGTGGGGTTTGCTTCACTACCGAAGAAGCACCCACGGGAACCGTCACACTTGAGATGTCATCGTTGGACGCAACAGCCAACGCATCCTGAACGTTCTTGACGAGATCACTGCACGCGGTCTTTGTGACCGCATACACGTTGACGCCAAGGTTCACGGACGCTTCCGCCCACGCCCGAAACCCACCACCTGCAACGTTGACGATCACAACATCACCACGGATAGGCGACGGTGTTTCGTTGGACACAAAGACCTCGGGCAAAGCCGTTTTGATGATCGCAATGACAGCGGCTTCAGGGTCAGCAAAAGAGGTTGCGTCAATCACCGCACATCCTCCCCACCAGATGAAAGTGCAGAACCACGGACAGCGGAAAGGGCATGTGTTTCAGCCTCAACCATCAACGGGGTCTTTGCGTGTTCTACTGTTCCTTTAGGACGCAACCCGATAACGGCCATGCGGCGATTGCCAAGACCGTATTCGCTGTCAAAGTCGTAACCGTATTCGTCGGTGAAAGCGTCTTCCATGAACAAAGCACTCACGTAGTTCTCAGCATTTTTTGGATGGTCTGAGGTAGCACGCACATGGTTCTCGATCTGTGACTTTGCATCAGACGCGACGCTTTGAATGACTTCACCCATTTGGGAACTGTTCAAAACGTCGGACATGACGCTTTCGTTGAGCCGCAAATCAAACCCATACTTTCGGGCTGAAGGCACATACACCATTAGCCCACCCACTTTCTCAGCTCAACAACCAAAGGCGGTTGCCAACCAGTCAACGGGTGCGTGAAGTCCGCTGGATCTCCATCAACTTGCCACTCTTGATCACCATTGATGGTGATGTAGTCTCCCGAACGCAGTGCACCCGGTAACAGAGCCGCAGCGTTCTGTTGGCGCCGGTCAATCATCAAAGTGGGTTTGGTGATCGTTGTCTCACGTAGCGGACCGTCAACGATCTGGGAACCCAACTGAGTCGTTGGGGGAACGAACGCTGCAACAAACGTCACCTCGGGGCGGTCTTCCCCCGTGGTGTTCCCAAACGCGTCAGTGGTCGATTGGGTTGCCGCTCGAGAACACGAAACGGTGTGCTTGAAGTTGCGCATCACGACGCATCCGATGACATTGCAATGGTGAAGGCGCGCTGTTGGCCAAGGTCTTGCCTATCGGCCTTTGTGAAGTACAGGTCACCAGTGGGGTTGACGTACTTTTCCCTCACGGTGAAAGGTCCCGCTGCCTGTTGAGACTCAATGACAGGTCTTTCGTCTGAAGGGGTCATCATGGCCCGCTTGACCATCCCGCACACAATGCGCTTCAACATGTGTGTGCGTTGAGCGAGGTCTTCTTCATCCTCGTCATCGGCAATGCGTGCGAGGGGATACTCCGTGATGATCTTGTTCGAAGCATCCCCCAACAGCACTTGCGCTTGGGCTTCTTCTTGTGACGTGAGGGTGCGCCAACGCGGCACCAAATCTGCGGGAACCGCAAACGGGGATTGGATAATCATTGGCACACCCTCACGAGTTCACTTAGGAGGCGTCTGCTGGCTGAAGCACACCAGCGGGGTAACGGGTCGAACCCGTGTTCACGCGGGTCAACGGGTTGGCGATCTGGAAGCCAACACGGAACACGACACGCATGATTTTGGAGTCTTGCTGGTACGCGTTGACGATGACCTTGCCCTCTTCGTCCGTGATGACAGCGGAGTCCGAGATGCTGAAGGTGATGTCCTGGCGAACACCTACAACGAACTTGCGCCAGTCAGCACCAAGAAGGAGCGCGGTTTCGGCATCCCAGGCACCGTTCATGGATTCGTTGAGCGGGTAACCGTACAACGTGGATGGCACGCCAGCGGCAAGGGAAGGCGTGTAGATGGGCGAACCCTGCGCGTTGCGCAGACCCACCAGACGCCAGTTCATGCCAGGCGCGGAGGCAAAGCCGTTGATGGCGAAACCATCTTCAGCGACCTTTTGGCCCAGGAGAGCAACGTCTGCGGCGAGGTCATCGGTGGTGCCTTCGGCAACAATGTTGCCTGCGGCGATTGCACCAGGAATCACAGCGGTTGGCCACGATGGTGGCTTCCCAACACCAAACAGACCAGCCTCGTCAACCTTCTTGCCGATCGCATCGACAAGGAGAGGACGAATCTCATCCCACAGTGGGATGGACGAGTCGTCAACGACGGCGTCTGGGATCACGACCAGTGCCGCGAGCTCTTCAGCGGTGATGGTGAGGTTTTCCCACTCGGCCTTCGTGGTTTCCTTCAGACCGGTGTCGCCGTTCACCCAGTACGCATCTGGCAGAGCCGACAGGACGGGCTGCTTGAGCGTCTTGGAAGACATGCGGATCTGGCGTGCACGGCTCAGCAGAACCGATGCCTGGGGCAGTTCCTTGATGATTTCCTGAGCAACTGGCTCAGGGATGATCGTGTCTTCACGACCAATGGACTCTTCGTAACCAGCCATGGCTGATTTCCTTTCTGAGAGGGTTACTTCATTTGGTCTCGCAACCAGTCATTGCCAGACGTGACCGCCGGCTTCTCTGGCTGCTTGCCTTGACCTTGGATGATGGGGCCTTTGGCACCCTTGCTGGCGAACGCGGACACGATCTCAGCAAAAGCGGTGATGTCTTCAGCACTGGAAGACTTGGGTCCAGCAAGAACC